TGATCTTCTTGGATGAGCCGTGGAGTAGTGCAGATAAACAACAGGCTGAGGACAGGTGTCATAGAATAGGAACAAAAGGAACTGTAAATATTATTACTCTAATATGTAAGGATACTATAGACGAAAAAGTACATAATATAGTAAAAAGTAAACAAGCACTATCTAGCGAGGTAGTGGATAATAAAAAATTATTTATGGATATAATGGAGGGATAGAATATGAAGATAATAGATGGAAATATGTATTATAGTTTAACAGAAATAGGAGCAATTATTGGTAGAACAAAAGCTACCATTTTAAGATGGTATGAGTATGAAGATCAGTTACCTGTAGAACAACGTAGATTACCAAACTACATAACATTGGGTCAACAACACGCTAAATATTTTGCAGCACATGACATTGACACATTTACTGAGTTCATGAAAACTAATAAAAGAGGGACTATGAAAAATGTCAGTGATAAATATAATGGTAACTTAGTAAATAATAGATAAATTCTATACTATATATAGTGATATGACCTCATATTACCTACTTAAAACAGGTTTTATGAGGTTCATAGATTAATTACTTAAGGAGGCTAAAAAATGAAGGACTTAGGGGTTTTATTAAGTGAACTAGCTGAGATAAAAGAACTCAATAAAAAGAATAAAGAGATTGAAAACAACTTGATTAAAGACACTAAAACTATGTTAGATGAGAAGGGTATTACTAAAGGAGAATACGATGGCATAAAAGTTTCTTATACTACTAATACTAAAAGTGAATTAGATGATGATACACTTATCCAAATATTACTAAATATGGCACAAGAAAAACCTGAAATAATGGACTGTCTAATTAAAACTTATACTGTAGATGAAGATAAATTAGAGGAATTAATGTATGGTGGTCTAATAAGTACTGACGACATAGCTCCAGCTTATAGAGAGAAACAATATAAAACTTTAAGAGTAAAGAGGGTGAAATAATGGCTCTACCTGGATTTAATGTTAATAAAGTACCAACTGTACAAACTAAATTAATAGAAGAAATTATAGACTATCTTAATAATAGAGCAGGAACTAAATATAAACATGATGCTAAAAATACTGTCAAATATATTTCCGCCCGACTAAAAGAAGGTTATACATTAGAAGATTTTAAATATGTGATTGATGTAAAAATAGCTGAGTGGGGTGGAACTAATATGGAAATGTATATTAGACCACAAACTCTATTTAGTTCTAAAATGGAAAACTATGTTAATCAACCCATGCCACGTAGTAATCGTGCTAGTTATCAAGTTGAGAATGACTATAAACGTGACACAACTAATAGAAGGATTTAATCCTTCTATTTTTTTAGGTCTAAGTTAGTAAAACGCTCAAATTTTCTATACTATATAAAAAAACCTTTTTTAAAATAAAAATTTTTTAAATTTGTAGTTAGTAAAATCGCAAATAATTCTATACTATATATAGATATTAAATATTAGTTATCCTGAAAATAAATAAAGAATCCCGCAATGGGAGATTATTATGCAACAAAGTTGCATAATTCTTTTCAACTAAAAAAGGAGGAATATTATGATAAGTACTAATAATTATTTGGTGGTGACTCCAAACAACTATTTTTTATGCAATGATGTTAGACACATTATTAATAGTATAAAACACAGTTGTTATAGATTAAATGGTCATCAACTACAAAACTTTAATAAACTTATTACTAGACATATAGAGAGAGCTGATTGGAATAAACCAATAAAGAAACAAAAGTATATCATTAAAGATGATATATATGTAGTAAAGTTAGATAAAGAAGAAATAAAAATGTTTTTTTAGGGGGTGTTAATTATGGACGAAAAATACAAAATATATAATGGTGATTGTTTAGAGGTTATGGATAAGTTGATTGAGCAAGGAGTTAAAGTAGATGCAGTAATATGTGACCTTCCATATGGAATAACTGGATATAAGTGGGATAGTGTAATTCCATTTAATAAAATGTGGGATAAAGTGAATAAATTAATTAAAGCTGATTGTGCAATTGTATTATTTGGACGTGAACCTTTTACAAGTGCATTAAGAATGAGTAATATAAGTAATTATAAATATGAATGGTACTGGAATAAAATTAGTAGTGGTAATTTTGTTGGGGCAAAGTTTGCTCCTTTTAAAATAATTGAAAATATTTGTATTTTTAGTAATGGGAAATGTCCCTATAATCCACAAATGATAGAACGAACTGAAAAAGAAATAAATGATTATATTGCAAAGAGTCGTAATAATAATATTACAGTTAAAAATGATTATTTATATGATGGATTTAAAAGTGGTGTCATTGTGCCTTCATCCAACCCTAAATATAAATATCCCGTTAATTTATTAAATTTTAACTGGAAAGCTAAAGAATGTAATAGTAGATATAGAGTGCACCCAACCCAAAAACCAGTAGATCTACTTGAGTATTTAGTTAAAACTTATACCAATGAAGGTGATTTAATATTAGACTTTACAATGGGAAGTGGCTCAACTGGAGTAGCCTGTATAAAAACTAACCGTAGATTTATAGGAATAGAAAAGGAAGAAAAGTATTTTAATATAACCAAAGAGCGACTAGAAGATGCTAAATTGAATAATAGACAAAAGAAATTATTTTAGTGGAGGAATAATTATGAATGATATAGAACTAACTAAGCAGAGACAAAAAGAAATAGCTAAATATGGTAAACGACAAGGTTTTCCTATTTGGGTATGTTTTAAGATGAATTATTTAGGTGATATAACAGAGATTAAGACATTCTTTACTGCAAGTGCTAAAGATGAGTATATTAGTCAAAAGGTAGATGATTATAACTTTGTAGCATATCTGACATATTCCAATGATGTTAAAAAAGTTTCATATTCTATTTAAATGCGAGGGAGATGAGTTTTTTATGAATAATGAAAACTATGAATTATATCAAGGTGATTGCTTGGTCGTTATGGATAAACTGATTGAGGATGGGATAAAAGTTGATGCAGTAATATCAGATCCACCTTATGGGATGGAGTTTAAAAGTAATCGTAGAAAGGAAAAATATGAAAAAATTAGTAATGATGATGATTTATCATTTTTAGATGAATATTTTCAAAAATGTAATAGGCTGTTAAAAGATGATACTCATATATATTGCTTTTGTAGTTGGCATAATATAGATAAATTTAAGATTGCCTTTGAAAAATACTTTACATTAAAAAATATAATAGTATGGGAAAAGAATAATGCATCTATGGGTGATTTGTATGGATCATATGCTCCTAAGCATGAATTTATATTATTTGGGCATAAGGGGAGAAGATTAAGAAATGGTAAAAGATTACCGGATGTTATACAAGCCAAAAGAACTGGAAATAAATTACATCCAACACAAAAACCCGTTGATTTATTAGAAATTTTTATAAAACAATCAACAAATGAAAATGATGTAATTTTAGATTCATTTATGGGTAGTGGTAGCACTGGGGTTGCTTGTTTAAAAACCAAAAGGAGATTTATAGGCATTGAAAAAGAGGAAAAATATTTTAATATAACTAAAGAACGACTAGCATATGCTAGCTTAAATAATAGACAAAAAAAATTATTTTAAAGTTAGTAAACTGTATAGTTTTTCTATACTATATATGTAACTTATTATTAAATTATTTTATTATTTTAATTTTTATTATTTTCTTATATGACCCAGTAGTGTATAATAAGAGAGTAGGTGATTAACTTCATATAACCAACTAAGAAATTATTAACAATCCCCATATTTATATTCCAACGGCTTGGTAACCCGTTGGAATTTTTTTATTTATTTTAGTTAGTAAAATTTGGTATTTTTATATACTATATTTGTAACACAAAATAAATAAAATTTGGAGGAGTGATTTATATGATGAATTTAATACCATTAAACTACAATGAGGATATAGTTATAACTACTAAAATGTTAGCACAAGGTTATGGAAGTGATGATAGAATACTTAGTAACAATTTTAAACGTAATGAAGATAAATTTATTGAAGGTAAACATTATTATAAGTTACAGGGTGAAGCATTAAAAGAATTTAAAGCCAATCATCAAAATGATGAAAGCCTTAAATATGTATCAGTATTATATCTTTGGACTAAGAGAGGAGCATTAAGACATTGTAAAATGTTAGGAACTGACAGAGCGTGGGATATGTTCGATATGTTAGAAGAAAACTATTTTAACACTCCAAAGGTACAAGGACCAGAAGACGACCTAATGATATTGAGCAAAGCTGTACTAATAGCCAATAATAAAATAAAACAACAAGCGGAAATAATAGAACATCAAGATGAACAATTAAACGCTATACCAAACTTAATACCTTTAGGTACAGTTAAAAGAGAACGTGGGAGAAATTTAGAACAATCTTTAATTAGATTAGGTTATGTAGTGTATAAAGATGCAAATATTATAAAATACGACCATAAATATCTTGTATGTGGAAATAAACAAATACACGTTATAAAGGATAATTTACATGAATTACTATATAGATTAAGCCATAATATTAATACTAATGGAGATGTTGAACCAAGGTCAAAATTATTTGCAAAAAAATAAGTAAATAGTAATTAGTAAAACACAACTTTTTTCTATACTATATATGTAAGGGAAATAACCCCTCCCTTACATACACAACCCCTTAATATTTTATTTTTTACCCCGGTACCTATTCCCCCTTTGGTATCGGGGGTTTTTTCTTTGTTAGTAAAATTAGAATTTTTAATATACTATAAGTAAAGGGAGGTTTTGCATATGTATGATGTAAAAGATTTTAAATTTATTAAAAATAGATGTTGGTTTAGGACTAACTGTCCTATGTATAATACAAAGGACTGCAATTGTAGTTGTAGTGTATATTTTCAGTATTACTATTTAGTTAATCTAGCAAATATACCACCAAATAAGCAGCAACCGGAGGACTTGAAGTTGAGCGCTGGAGATGACCTTAAAAAGTATGAATATCTTAATGGTGTGAAGAATAATATTAATGAATTTGTACATGATGGATGTAATCTATATTTATACAGTCCTTACTTTGGTAATGGTAAAACTACTTGGTCCATAAAGTTGATGAGCAAATATTTTAGTAATATTTGGAATGGCAATGGCACTCGTTGTAGAGGTCTATTCATCAATGTAGATGAATTTCTAATGGCTAAAAGAAATGCCATAAAACACCCTAACTTAAGATTAGAAGAAATGGAAAAATTAATCCCAAGCGTAGACCTTGTAATATGGGACGACATAGGGGTAACTAAATTAAAAGAATATGACCACCAAATACTATTTAGTTTAATTAACCCACGTATAGTAAATAACAAAGCTAATATATTTACTAGTAATGTTATTGATGAACAATTGGATGATAATATTGGGGGTAGATTGGCAAGCAGAATATTAGATACAAGTACAATAGTTGAATTTACTAACAAGCCACAAAGGAAACCAAAAGGGGTGAGAATATAATGGTACAATTGCAAGCTATAAATGATATATTAAATAATAATAACTTGGATCAATACACAGGCCAAGGGATAACAAAAGAGTACTTCAAGGACTATCAAGAAGAATTTGAGTTTATAAGTACCCATTTTAGAACTTATGGAAAAGTACCTGACTGGGAAACATTCATGGGAAAATTTCCGGACTTTGATGTCGTGGAAGTATTAGAGCCATTAAAATATATTATATATAACCTAAAAGAGAACTATTTATTTGATCAGGGGGTTTCATTATTTCAATCTAGCGGTGATATATTAGAACAGAACGCCTTTGATGGCTTACAACACATAGTAACAAGAGCACAACGTCTACTAGATCAAACGGTACAAAGTGGTGGTGTAAATATTAACAACATGGTAGATGAGAAAATAAAGGACTTAGAGAATAAACGTGCTAAAGGTGGTATGCTTGGAATTGGAAGTGGCTTACCTGAATTAGATAAGATACTTAATGGATGGCTACCAGGAGAAGAATTAGTTACTATAGTTGGTAGAGTTAATCAAGGTAAATCTTGGTTGCTGCAAAAGTTTTTAACCGAAGCCAACAAACAATATAAAAAAGTACTCCATTACAGTGGTGAGATGGGGGTATTACAAGTGGCATATAGAAATGATACATTAGGTATGAACTACACTAACTCCCAATTAATGAGGGGTACAATAGGTGATGGTGACTATAAACAATATATTAACGACCTAGAAACTAATAAAGAATTACCACCATATATAGTAGTAACTCCGGTAGACTTTGGAGGTAAAATGTTAACTGTATCTAAATTGAGAGCACTTATAAAAGAGTATAAACCAGATATAGTTGGTATAGACCAGATATCATTAATGGAAGATGAACGACGTGGAAAGGGAGATCAAACAAGAACACAGTACACACATATAGCTCAAGATTTATTTAATATTAGTATAGAATTTAGCATTCCAATTATAGTGGATGCCCAAGCCAACCGTAATAAGGCGGATATGGATAAGCCGGAAAACCCCGAACTTGCTGATATAGGAGAGAGTGATGGCATTGCACAAAATAGTAGTAGAGTAATTTCTTTAGTACAAACTAAAGCGGGGTTGAGCCTTAAAATAACTAAAAATAGATATGGCGAAAATAATAAGCAGCTACTATATGTGTGGGATATAGATAATGGTATTTTTACTTTTGTAACTGAACAACTGGAAGATGGAGCTGAGATTGAGCCACAACTACCTTTGAAAAATAAAAATAAAATAAATGATGTTACTGACGTTTTTTAGTTAGTAAATTGGCATTTTTTTCTATACTATATATGTAGAGGAAATGTGGAGGCACATTCTTCTACTCATAATATAACTCCCCTTTTTTTACCCTGGCATTGGAGCGGACAGTGTCAGGGGTTTTTATTTTTTTTTTAATTTGTTAGTTAGTAAATTTAAATAATAAAATATAATATATTTAAAGGAGTTGATTATATGTTAACAGGTAAAAAAATAAGAGAAATGGAAATTGAAAAGGATTTAGTAAAAGAATTAAAATGGCTTATAAACAAAGCGGTGGATAATGGGGATTTATTATTTGAACACTTAGACCCATTGTTTGATTTATTATATAAAGTACAGGAGGGATAATTATGCTACATGAAAGATGTGAACAATGTGAGGAAAGATTAGATTATGATTATATAGTTTTAGAGTTACCTGACTATTGCAGCTATAAGAAACTTAAGTTTTGTAGCACTGATTGCTTAGACGAGTGGATAGAAAACTTTAGTAGATGGGAGTTGTGCGAGGATGATTAATGTTAATGGTATGGAACTTGATACAACGTACCAACAGTTATTAATAGACCTAAAAGGTAGTTTAATGAGTAATGGAATATTCTTACTAAATGATATAAAACCCACAGGAGATAACATCATGATAACTTGTCCAATTCATAAAGACGGACATGAGCATAAACCCTCTTGTGGGGTTTCTATTGTACCGAAGTATCAGGGATCTAAACTAATAGAACCTGGGACAGTGCATTGTTTTACTTGTGGATATACTGCTTCACTAACCAGTTTTATCAGTTCTTGTTTTGGATATAACGATGGTGGAATATTTGGGAATAAATGGATTAAAGCTCAGTATAATACTGGCCTAACTGTTAAAACCCGTAAGGTGGAGCTAAATTTAAGTAGACGAAGAATTACTCAAGAAGACCTACCAAACGTGCCACAGGAGGTGTTACAAGGTTACAGATACACTGTTGGTTATATGTATTCGCGCGGTTTAACGGATGACATTATTGAACAGTTTGACATTGGATATGACCGTAGAGATGACTGCATAACTATACCAGTTCCCAATTTAAAAGGTGAGGTAAAATGGATACAACGTAGAAGTATTATAGGGAAAACCTACTATATACCAAGTGGGGTTAGTAAAACTGATTATCTATTAGGAGCAAGTGAAGTTATGAAATTAAAACTATATAAACAACCAGTATATATAGTGGAATCTCCCTTTAATATGTTAACTCTTTGGAAGTTAGGACACCCAGCAATATGTTTATTTGGTACTGGAGGAGGGAATCAGTATGCTATGTTGAATAAGTTACCTATTAGACATTATATAATAGCATTGGACCCCGATGAGGCGGGTAAAAAAGGAAGTAGAAAATTATTACATCATTTAGGTAAGACTAAGTTATTGAGCAAAGTAAACTACTTAGATAGTAGAGACATCAACGATTTAGACACGGAATTTAACAAATTAAAAATTTCACCAATAAACTTATAAAAAATAGTTGCATAATTATATAAGTAACAATATAATATAAGTATAAATAAAAGATAAAAAATATAAGTTACCAGGGGGAATGATGTATGTTTAATGATGTAGTAAAAGTATATGGAATGGAACACACTGATGAGGAATTATTAAAAGATTACCAAGCAGGATTACATAATGAAGTTATTGCATATGTATTTGAAATGAATAAAAATTTATTTTACCAAGTAAGTAAAAAATATGTCGGTGTAAGTACTGACGAAGTTACAAGTATTATATTAGAACAAATTTGGAAATGTCTTGAAAATTATAATCCTGAAAAGAATAGTAGTGGTAAATTAACTAGTATGATATGTGTTTATATTAAGAATGCTCTTAGAACTCTAACACAAAGTAACTCAAGCAATAAGAGAAAAGCCAACAATGGTGATCAATGTACTCCAATGAGTTGCTTTGAAACAACTGAGGATAGATGGGAAGAAACAAGCATTGAAGATGAATATGATAAAGTTGAATTATCTGATTTAGTTAATAAAGAAGATCTATCACCAAAACAACTTCAATACTGCATGGTGGCACTAGACCATATGTGTGACTTACAACAATCTCATATGGCGAGAGAAATTGGAGTTAGCACTGCGGGTGTTGTCGGTATTAGAAGAGCATTACAAAAGAAATTAAATTATCTATTAGGTTAGTAAATAGGGAAGTCTTACTATACTATATATAGTAAGACTTTTTAATAGAATAAAGGAGGTAGTTGTATGAAATTAAAAGATTGGAAATTAAGTGAATTAGGAGAAGATATTTGGAAGAAAAAATATCAACGTAATGATGAAAGTTTTGACCAATGGCTAGATAGAGTATCAGGTGGAGATAAACAAGTGGCACAACTAATAGTAGATAAGAAGTTCTTATTTGGTGGCAGAATACTTAGTAATAGAGGTATTACAGATAGAGGAGTAACGTATAGTAACTGTTATGTAGTAGCACCCCCAGAAGATAGTATTGAAGGTATTTATACAGCCGCAATGAAATTAGCCCGCACATTTAGCTATGGCGGAGGCTGCGGGGTAGATATTAGTACATTAAGACCAAAAGGAGCAGCGGTACACAATGCAGCCCTTACAACTAGTGGCGCAGTATCATTTATGGATGTTTTAGAACAAACTGCAAGAGTTATTGGTCAGAATGGCCGCCGTGGTGCCTTAATGATAAGTATGGATAGTAGCCACCCAGACATACACGACTTTATTGACGCCAAACTAGATAATAAGTTGGAAAAATGTAATATATCAGTACGTATGAGTGATGAGGACATGGCAAATAGAGGCGATATATTAGACCACATTGCTAAAAATAATTATGACTGGGCTGAACCGGGAATGTTATATTGGGATACCATAAAAAGTTATAACTTATTAAATAACTTTGACAACTTTGAATATGCAGGAGTTAATCCCTGCGCTGAGGAGCCACTTCCCGCAGGTGGTAGTTGTTTATTAGGAGCATTAAATTTATCTGAATTCGTAGAGAATCCATTTACTCCACAAGCAGCATTTAATATACCAGAGTTTAAAAGTGCAGTAAGAATAGCTATTAGAGCATTAAACAATGTATTAGATGAAGGATTAGAATTACACCCGTTAGAAGAGCAAAGAAATAGTGTACGTGATTGGCGACAAATAGGACTTGGTATAATGGGATTTGCTGATATGTTATTAAAAATGAGTTGTCAATATGACTCAGCACGTGCTTTGGATATAATCCATACAGTTGGTAGTACATTAGTTAATACAGGACTTAAAGAGAGTGCGATATTAGCTAAAGAGACAGAATGTTTTCCACAATGTGATTCAAAATTATTGTTATCAAGTGATTTTATATCTGTATTAAGAAACCACAATGTTATTGAAGGTAATACTATTGGATTGATAAAACAATATGGACTTAGAAATAGCCAATTATTCACTATAGCACCGACTGGAAGTATAAGTACTATGCTTGGTGTAAGTGGAGGTGTAGAGCCAATATTTGCTACACACTATACAAGAAAAACTGAATCACTTCACGGAGAAGATGTATATTACAAGGTATATACTCCAATAATACAAAAGATGATTGATATGGAAATAATAGACGAAGGAAAAGTGGATAATATAGCCACTGCTCAAAATATAGATCCATTCGATAGAGTTACAATCCAAGCTAAATGGCAAAGATATATTGATGCTAGTATAAGTAGTACAGTCAATGTAACTAATGATACTAGTGTTGAAACTATAAGAGATTTATATCAAGCCGCATGGGAAGAAGGATGCAAAGGGTTAACAATTTATAGAGCAGGATGTAAAAAAGAAGGTGTATTAGTGGTAGATAAACCAAAAGAACAACCAGTGAAAGACCCTATACACATACCATTAAGTGATACTTCAATTGATAACTGTGTAGCATATGGCACTCAATTAACTACAGGATGTGGTAGTTTATGGATGTCAGTATATTTCCATAAGCAAACTGGTCAATTATGTCATATATTCTTAGACAAAGGTAGTACAGGTGGATGTAATAGTTTTATGGTAGGATTATCAAGATTAATATCATTAGCAGGGAAAAAAGGTGCTACAGTTCAAGAGATAGTTGACCAACTAAAAAGTGTACCTGCTTGTCCATCTTATACTGTTAGAACTTATGCTAAAAAAGATACAAGTGTTGGTAACTGTTGTCCGAGTGCTATAGGTAAAGCACTATTAGAATTAAACGAAAGATTTAATACAGATCATGCTGAAATGAAACTTGAAAAATTAGAAGAACCGGAAACAAAGGTTAGTACTTGTCCTGAATGTGGAGGCAAATTAAACTTTACAGGAGGATGTAATAGCTGTCCTGAATGTGGATACACAAAATGTGATTAAGGAGGGGATTATATGAATGAACAAATGTTTAAGAGTATAACAAAATTAAGAATGTCAATGTTAATGTTTTATAAATTATATTATAAAATGTGATTAATACAAATAAGGTAGGGTATTAACCTACCTTATTTTATTTGAAAAAAAATATAAAAATAGGTTAGTAAACTTTAAAAGTTTTCTATATTATATATGTAAGATAAATTAAATAAAAATAAAGGAGTTGGTTTTAAATGGCTAAAATAAATATTAAAGATGCAGGTAAATTTACAAGTATGGGATCAAGTGAATATTTCACATTAAAAGATGATGGAGACATAGCACAGGTAAGAATGTTGTATGATGATCCAGAAGGTGGAGATATGGACTTTTTCCTAGTACATCAAATAGAGATTGAGGTCAACGGTAAGAAAGTAAGAAAATATGTAAGTTGTAATGCAGTAGATGAGGATGGACATATACATAAAGATGATTGCCCACTATGTAAAGCTGGATATAGAACACAAGAAAAACTATTCCTACAATTATATGATGAGACAGATGGCAAACTTAAAATTTGGGAGAGAGGTAAAAACTTTGTAGGAAAAATAGTTAGTTTCTTAAATAGATATGGTAGCTTGGTAGAAAGACCGATTGAGATTGAGAGAAAAGGTAAAAAAGGTGATACTAATACAACTTATGAAATGTTCGCATTAGAAAAAGATGGTAAATGTTTAGATGACTTCCCCGAAAAAGTTAATATAGAAGGAACTTATATTACAAAAGTTAGTAAAGCGGACATGATAGATATAGTAGACGGTATATATGACTGGGGCGGCAGTAAAGGACACAGTGGCGAAGAACATGCACCAACTAGACGTGAGGAAGCACCAAGAAGGGAAAGTAGAAGACGTAGAGTTGTAGATGATGAATTTTAGAATACAAATAAATAACAAGTAAATACCAGGTATAAATTACCTGGTATTTTTATAGGAGGGATATAATGAGCTTATTTAAAGATACATTCAGTCGTTGTAATAACAATAAAGAGACTAATAAAAAAGCCTTGGAAGTATTAAGTAAAAAGAAAAATAAAAGAGCACCAGTAACAACAGTAGTGCCAAAAACAATGAAAGATAAAGTGGAATATGCGAAGATGATGTCCACTAAAATATTTAGCGATAGATTAGATAGAATGGAACTAGTAACCTCAGAAGAACGTATTGATCAATATCTGGATAAAGTATTAGATAATGGTATATTGGCAGTAGATACCGAAACAAACGGACTTGATAGAATAGATGGAAAAATAGCTGGTATATGTCTATATACACCGGGAGAAAAAGGAATATATATTCCAGTAGGACACGTAAGTTATATGACTAATATGGAATTAAAGAATAATGTAAGTAAAGAATTTATGCGTAACTTCTTTGAAGTATGTAATAAGGAAAATATTAAGTATGTCCTACAAAATAGTAAATATGATATGCATATATTATATTGGATGATAGGAGTTAAAATAGTGCCATACTGGGATACATTAATTGGAGGATACTTACTCAATGAAAATGAGCCCCACGGATTAAAAGTATTATGGCAAAAGTACTGTACAGGTGAAAGCGCTGAAGTTGGGAAATTCGGTGAGTTATTTAATGGAATTGAGTTCAATAAGATCCCACCAGATGTTGGATATATGTATGCAGCCTTTGACCCTATAATGACATACGAGTTATACGAATTTCAGTATAAGTATTTAGACAGAGATGGAGATTGTTGCTATAAAAAGGGACTTGAAAGGGTGGCGGATGTATTTAGAAACATAGAAATGCCACTAATAGAAGTAGTATTTGATATGGAGGCACAGGGAGTAGACATAGATACCGACTTAGCACAACAGTTAAAACAACGATATACTACGTATATGGATAATGCCCTTAATGAATTTAATACACAGGTGGCACAACTTGATGAACAAGGAGTATTTAATGACTTGAGAGTTAAACATCCAGATAAATATAACAAAATAAGTGAGTTAGGAGAAGTGAATATCAACATAGGAAGTAATCAACAGTTAGTAATATTATTCTATGATGTCTTAAAATTAGACCCACCAAAGGGACAACGTAGTGTAGGAGAAGAACAACTAAAACAATTAAACCACCCATTAGTAAATAGTATATTAGAATATAGAGGTATGAGTAAACTATTAAGTACGTATATTGATGCTATCCCTGATCATATAAGCAAAAGAACTGGTAAGTTACACGCGCACTTCAATCAGTATGGCGCTAAGACCGGTAGATTTAGTAGTAGTAATCCAAATTTGCAAAATATACCCAGTAAAACAAAGAAATTAAGTGATGGAACTGTAATAGATGCAGGACATGATATAAGACAAATGTTTATAGCTGGTGAAGGTAATGTAATAATTGGTGGAGATTTTTCGCAGCAGGAGCCGAGATGTCTTGCACATATGAGTGGTGATAAACATATGATACAAGCATATTTAGACGGTAAAGATCTATATAGTACCATAGCTAGTAAATTGTACAATCAACCATATGAAGAATGTAAAGAGTTTAGACCGGATGGAACAGTTAATCCAGAAGGAAAAAATAGAAGAAGTTCCGTTAAACCTATATTATTAGGAATTATGTATGGTAGAGGCGTAACAAGTATAGCTGAGCAAATGAATATTAGTAAAGAGGAGGCACAACAGGTTATCAATGACTTTTATGATCAGTTCCCAAATGTAAAAGGTTTTGTAGACTTTGCTCAAGAGAATGCAAGGGAGTATGGTTTTGTAGAGACTGCATGGGGTAGAAAAAGACGTTTACCTAATATGCAGTTAGACCCAATTGAAATAACAGTGGAGAACCCTAACTTAGTTGATACATTTAATCCATTAGATTTTACCGGTGGGTCCACTACAGAGGTGAGCGATGAAGTTTATTTTAAATATCTTAAATTAATGAGAAAAGCGTTCGGTAAGGAGGCTAAAGAGAAGATTAAACAAATGGCCAAGGATGAAGGATATAAATTAGTAGACAACGGTGGATATATAGCTGATGCTCAAAGACAATGTGTTAATAGTATTATTCAAGGAAGTGCTGCTGATATGACCAAGATTGCCATGATACAAATACATGATAATAAAAGATTGCAGGAATTAGGTTATAAATTAATTATACCTGTCCATGACGAAGTGTTGGGGGTTTGCCCAAAAGAGAATGCCAAAGAAGTTAGAGACATATTAGAACATATAATGGTACACGTAGTAGATGGCATATTTGAAATACCAATGAAAACCGACATTGAAGTGACATACAGATGGTATGGAGAAGGGATAGAAATTTAAAAATATTGAAAGCCCGGTTAGTAAATACCGGGTTTTTTCTATACTATAATTGTATGAAAGAAAAAAAAATAAAGGAGATGTTCAATAATGAAATTAGATACAAGTGTTTTAAAGAATATGTTAAGCGCAGCGAGTAGATGTAAACCTAGTAAATTATTAGAGATAACTAATTACTATGAATTAGATTTTAGTGTTGAGGGTATATCTCTTAGAGCTACAGATGGAGTTAACTTCATAACAATTAATCATCCAACAAAATGCGAGGATGAAATGAATGTTATAGTTAAAGCTGATCAATTTAGTAAGTTGATAAATAAAACTACTAAAGATACAGTAGGACTTAAATTAATGGACAATTATTTAGAGGTAAAAGGTAATGGTACATATAAAGTAGAAATAGTTAGTGATGAAGTTTACCCAACTTTGGATATAGATGCTGATAAAGAGTTTATGATAACATATACAACTTTGAGTAATGCAATAGTTGATGGTGCAAAAGCCAAAAGTACATCATCTAATGATGGTGTATTATATAGTTACTTACTACGAGATAATCAACTTATTACTGCAGATGCCATAAAAGTGTATAGTACAGAGTTGGACGGTGAGTATCTGGATGACATGGAATTATTAATACCTCCAACTTTAGCCAATTTATTACAATCTATAGATACAGAGAAGGTAATATTTACGGTAAATAAGGATTGTACATTATTAAGAGCAATAGGACAGAACGTAATTATTACAGGAGCATTACAAGAAGGGGCAGCTGAGTATCCAAATGTAGTTCCATTATTAGCTGGTAAATATCCACATACTTGTGAGGTGGATGTTAAGGAAGTTTTACGAGCACTAGATAGATTGAACTTATTTGTGAGTCCATATGATAGAGGTATTATAGACTTAGTATTTACCAACACAAATATGACCATATCAACCGCTAGCAAGTCCCTAGAGGCGATTGAGTATACTAAAGGGATAGATTTACCTGACCCATTTATAATCAGTGTAGATGGGGGTTATTTAAAGGACTTATTTAGTGCAGTAGATGAACCTAATGTAAAAATACAATTCGGTACAGAAGAAACTATTAAGCTATGTACTAAGGATAGTATAATGATGTTGGCAACTGCCGACGAAGAATAGGAGGTTCTTATATGAAGTTAAATAAAATAGCTAAGATGGTTAGAGCTGAAAAGAGTAATGAGATAGCTCAACAATTTGTAAATGACTTAATATATACAATAGAGAAGGAGAATGAGAGTGATTATATACCCACTAGATCATATAAACCTAGTGGGATAGCTGGATGTAAAAGAAGTTTGTATTACCAAATGATAGGAGCTCAACCAGATGAACAAAGTAGTGGCGTAAATTTAGTTGGCATCTGTGAGAGTGGGACTGATAGACATGAGACAATACAAGATTATATACAACAAATGGCAAAATACACCGGGCATTGCAAATGGATAAATGTTGGTGATTATTTACATAGTAAGGGAGTTACTGATCCACAAGTGGTATCACAGGAAGGTAATGAAACTAAGTTATTTAGTAAGAAATATAATATGCGTTTTATGTGTGATGGATTAGTGCAATATAAAGATGAGTACTATATAATAGAAATTAAAACTGAAAGTACCCACAAATACAACTCCCACGAGGAGCCACACCAAGGACACAAATTACAAGCAGCTTGTTACTCAATGTGTATAGGAGTTCCAAAAGTAATATTTATTTATGAAAATAGAGACAATTGCAGCAAAAAAGGTTATTTATTTGAAGTGCCACAAGAAATGATTGAGAGTATAGAAGACACTATCCAATATGTAAATGACTGTGTTAAATTTGACGTGTTGCCACCAAAGGAACCTAAATGTAACTATTGTAAGTACCGAGGAGTGTGCATGCGAGATGAAAGTTAAAAATACACCATGGAAACAACTAAATAATTTTCCTATGTATTTTATAAATACAAAAGGTGATGTATTATCTTTAAAAAATATTACACCTAAGTATATTAGTCCTCATATTAATAATACAGGTTATTATCAAGTAACGTTGTTTGATGGAGAAAAAGCAGTGCCTAAATGTTTACATAAATTACTAGCAGAAGCCTTTATTCCAAACCCAGATAATTTACCCTATGTTAACCATATTGACGGTAATAAACAAAATAACGCCTTATATAATTTGGAGTGGTGCACTGCTAGTTATAATGTAAAACACGCATATGATACGGGATTATTGAAATCTACTAGAGCTATAAAAGTTATATGTGTGGAAACTAACACACAGTACGAATCAATAAATAAAGCTGGTAAACAAACTGGAATTAGTCAATCCAGTATTAGTGCTGTTTGCAAAGGGAAAAGAAAAACTGCTGGTGGATATCACTGGCACTATGTTAGGGAGGAAACCAATGAACTATGGTAAGAAGTTTGAAAATAATTTTAAAAAAGGTGTTGGAAAAGAATTAGTAAGATTATACGATACCACTAATGGATATGCAGGGGTAAAAAACCCCTGTGATTTTATCTACTATAAATACCCATATCAGTATTTATTTGAGCTAAAAAGTGTAAAGGGCAGTAGGTTTGATTTTAGTAATATAACAGATAACCAAAAGGAACAGTTGGACTTCTATAGTCATGTACAAGGTTGTAATCCAATGGTAGTAGTAGAGTTCAGAGAGCATAAACAAGTATATATGATACCATGGAGTACTATAAAAAGAACAATGAAAAATAATAGACAAAGTTTAACTGTAGATGATTGTGATATTATAGTAGCTATTTCCAAATTACCAGTTACGTACCAAAGGATTAATTTTACTTTGAATAAAGAAACCTTTGACAGTAGGTTATTCTTAATGGCTCAATTAAAGGAGTGTTGTAGTGATGAGTAAATTGGATATTATAAAAGAGTTTAATAAACAATGTGATGATATAGTTAATACTGCATTAACTATTAGTGAAAAATATACAGGTACCTTGGACGACTGTATATACGATGTTAAGGAATTACTACAAAATACCTCTACACTAAGTAATGACGACTTAGAAAAGTATATAGCCTTATTACCTGTTTTAATGTATGAATTAATAGACAAAATGCAAGTATTAGGTGTTAGGGTGGATGCAGCTAAAACACAAAAGAAAACACGTTTTAACACTGCATATATGCACAGTGACGAAAGTACTGTTGCAGCAAAAACAAGTGATGCTCAATTAATGGTAGAGGAAGAACAATTTATCGAAGACATTTATATAAGAGTGTATAAACAATGTGAGAAGAAATTAGACATTGCTGACATGCTGCACAGTAGTTTGAAAAAATTAATGAACTTAAGACTTAATGAATTTAATGTTACTAGAAATAATATGATAGCTAATGGGAGGGATTTTTAATGGCAAATAAAAAAGTAAAAGTAAGAGTATTTGAAGGTGGGCAAGCTCCACAAAGTAATAATGGTAACTGGTATGATTGTTATGTACGTACTGCAAATGTAAATGGGGTAGAACCTACTAGTAATATAGTAAGGTTCGCCCCAGGAGATATAGTAGTAGTGCATCTAGGATTTTCTATGGATATGGGCAAAGGCTACGAGGGATATATATTACCTCGTAGTAGTACATTTAAACATACTGGATTATTATTAACAAATAGTATGGGATTAGTTGATGATACGTACTGTGGAGATAATGATGAATGGTTAGCAATGTTCTATAGTACTAGATACGGGGCCTTTAAGAAAGGCGATAGATTAGTACAAATAAGTGTTAAAAAGAGTACTCCATTAGATATAGATGAAGTTGATATATTAGGCAACGAAGATAGAGGCGGATATGGTACATCTGGGAAATAAAACAGAGTGGGTGGTTAGTAAATCACCCACTTTTTCTATACTATATATAGAATACAAATAAAGGAGTGATTACATAATGAGGGAGATTGATTTAAAAATGGCTGCATTGAATAAAAAATTTGGTGCAGATATAATACAACAAGGAACTGACATAATAGAAGTGGATAAAATACCATTTAGTAGTCCTATGGCAAATTATATGACTTATGGTGGAATACCAATTGGAAAAATAACTGAGTTCTTTGGAGGTGAAGGGGGAGGAAAAACAACCTCCGCTCTTGATATTTGTGGTAATGCGCAAAAGAAATTCCAGGAGGTTTACGATAAAAAAGTTGGGGAATTGGTACAACAAATAGAACTATTACAACAAACTAACACAAAACAAGCACAAAAGGAAATTACAAAATTAAGCGCAGAATTAGATAAAGTACAGGAAAAAGGTGAAAAACTAGTATTATATATAGATACGGAACAAACTTTGGATACTGAATGGGCTAAGTTATTAGGCGTAGATACAGAGAAGATGATATTAGTAAGACCACAAGAACAAACTGCAGAACAGGTACTACAAATAATAATTGAATTAATTAGTACTGGGAATGTAGGGTTATGCGTATTAGATAGTATACCTTGTCTAGTTCCTCAACAAATATTTGATGAGAGCATGGAGAAGAAAGCCTATGGCGGTATATCACAACCTTTAACTGTATTTTGTAGTAAAATTTTACCTCATTTAACAGTTAATCAATGTGCTTTCATTGGCATTAACCAAATACGTGAGGACTTAAGTAGTATGTTTAGTACCATAAGTACTCCAGGTGGTAAAGGTTGGAAACATGCTTGTAGTTTAAGAATTAAATTTAGAAAAGATACATTATTGGACGAAAACAACAAAGAGTTAAGTAGTAAAGCTGAAAACCCAGCCGGTAATAGAGTTGGCATGGAAATAATAAAAACTAAGGTGTGCAAACCAAATAGAAGACTAGGTTATTATACACTAAAATATTTAGAGGGTGTAGATACTCTATACGATATGATTAATGTATGTATGTATTATAAAATAGTACAACAAGCGGGTTCTTGGTATAGAGTAATAGATGAGCAAAGTAATATAGTATTAGACAAGGAAGGCAATGAATTGAACTTCCAAGGTATGACTAGATTTTTAGACTATTTACATAAACATGAAGATGTAGTTCATGAATTACTAACTAGACTAAATGGGGTGATGTTGGATGAGTAATAATGGTAATAAGTGCCAAGAAATAGTTATGCGCTATAAAAACGGTGAAAAAGATGCAATAAATGAATTACCCCAGTACATAGACAATATGGTATATTCTCTATTAAAACCATATAAATTATATAATGATAGAGATGAAATGTATCAAGTTGCTTGGCAGTGTATAATGAAGTGTGTCGACCATTATGACCCATCCTATGGCACATTATTCACGACATTTGCTTATCCAGCTATAAAAAGAGAACTACGACAATATAGGAATAGAATGGATAAACATAATAGATATACCACAGATGGAGAACAGAATATATATAAGATATTATCTATAGACGGATATATACAACTCAAGCATCATGGACATATTAGATATACATCATTAGAAAATTATTTGGAGAGCAAGGAAGATGTAGAGCTTAGTGCTTTAGTACGTGAGTTAAAAGAAATTATTAGGGAAGAACTAAAGAGTGTGAAGAATGATAAACAACGTGCTATAATAGCTGATTATCTGTGTGGCATAAAAGGTACATACATAGCATATCAGTACAGTGTATCACCTGCATATGTATCCAGAGTAGTAAAAGATTTTTTTAGAAAAGTTAAAGAACAAGTTAGTGAATAAGTGATACCTCCTATACTATATATAGGAGGTTTTAATTTAAGGAGGTGTTTTTATATGAGTACAAGAAGTAAAAGTGATGAACAAGAACAATATGTAGCTAATTACTTGGAAGGAGAAGTTACACCTAATAGTGGTGCAGGACATACTAAAAAAGGAGATGTATTAGTTGATACATTTTACTTAATAGAATGTAAAACTAAAATGCAACCTGCAACACAATTTACCATAAAGAAAGAATGGATAACTAAACTACAACAACAATCATTGGCAATGCATAGACCATATAGTGCATTAGTATTTGACTTTGGGAAAGTGGGGGAAGAATATGCAGTAATACCCTTACAAGACCTTAAAGATTATATAGAAAAATTGAAGGAGGAATTATAATGGATAAAAAACAATTAAAGGTTTTAGAATTATTTGCAGGTACAAGAAGTATAAGTAAAGCGTTTGAAGCTAGAGGACATAATACCTTTTCTATAGAGTGGGATAAACAACACCCTGATATTAATTGGTACACTGATATAGGGACAATAACAGTTAACGATATTATAGAAAGATTTGGTGTCCCGGATGTAGTATGGGCATCACCTGATTGTACATCATATAGTATAGCTGCAATATCTCATCATAGGATAAAAGAAGCTAATGGAAATTTAGCTCCTAAGAGTGATTATGCTAAATTTTGCGATAAAGTAAATATACATATGTTAAATATAATAAATGCGTTATTACAAATTAATCCCAATATGATTTACTTCATAGAGAATCCTAGAGGCGGAATGCGAAAAATGAATTTTATGCAAGAACTGCCAAGATATACCGTTACATATTGTCAATATGGGGACAAAAGAATGAAACCAACTGATATATGGACTAACTATCCTGATCCTCATTTTAAACCTATGTGTAAAAATGGTGCCCCATGCCACGAACGAGCTCCTAGAGGAAGTAAAACAGGTACACAGGGATTAAAGTGTGCTAAGGAAAGAAGTAGAATACCAGCACTATTATGTGAACATATAGTAAATATTTGTGAGGAGTTGATATAATATGGGAGCATTAGCAACTAAATACAGACCACAATGTTTTGAGGATGTAGTGTGCCAAGATAATGTAAAAAAGGTATTAAGTAATCAATTACAAACAGGAGAAATAAAACAAGCGTATTTATTTTGTGGCTCAAGTGGAACTGGGAAAACTACTAGTGCTAGAATATTTGCAAATGAGGTAAATGAAGGTAAAGGAAAACCAATAGAAATAGACGGTGCTAGTAATAATGGTGTTGATAATATACGTAGTATAATTGATGACTGTAAAATGAAAAGTTTAGACAGTAAATACAAAGTATACATAATAGATGAAGTTCATATGTTGAGTCTCGGTGCATTCAATGCCCTATTAAAAGTGTTAGAAGAACCACCAAAGGGAGTAATATTCATATTATGTACAACAGATCCACATAAGATACCACCAACTATATTAAGTAGATTACAACGTTTTGACTTTAAACGTATACCACAATTCGATATAGTACAAAGATTAGAGTATATCTTAAAAAAGGAAGGTATATTAACATATAACGTAGAGGCAATAGAGTATATAGCAAAATTAGCTGACGGTGGAATGAGAGATGCCATAATGAAACTAGATACAGTACTAGGTTATACAAATGAGATAACACTACAAGCAGTATTAGATTGCTTAGGAATTACTAATTATGAACATCTATTAGGAATAGTACAAGGGATTATAAATAAACAACCAGATGAACCGATACAAATAATCGACAAGATATATAGAGACGGAAAAGACTTAAAACTATTTGTAAAGGACTTAAATAAGTTTGTACTAGATTTATGTAAGCTGAATATAACAAGAAATAAAGAGTTCACAATGATACCAACTGACATAATGAGACAATGTATCCATATAGCAACTAATACTTCAAAGTATGACTTAGTAGATATATTGGATGGGATCAATAACTTATTAGACAAGATAAAATATGAGCAGAATCCTAAAAATTTAGTTGAAAGCGAGTTGATAATCTTATGTCTAAAATAATAGGTCAGGCTAAGTTACAAGCCAAGCTGAATGGTCAACCTATACCTCACTTTTTTATATTGTGGGGTGATAGGGGAGCAGGGAAACATAGAATGAGTAAAATAATAGCTGATAATAATCATTACAATTATGTATTAGTAGATAATAATATCGAAGGTATTAGACAATTAATAGAAGATTGTACTGCTATATCTACACCGACATTATTTTATATAAAGGGAGATGATTTAACTATACCTGCACAGAATGCATTACTTAAATTAGCTGAGGAGCCTCCTAGTAAAGGCTACATAATGATTGGAGTAAGAAATGTAGATAACCTATTAGCAACAATACGTAGTAGAGCGAAACTACTAATAATGGATAATTACAGTGCTCATGAGTTAAACGATATATTTGACTTATACGACTTAGGAGAAGTGCCAAGAGATATACTTTGTAAAGTAGCCACAACACCGGGCCAAATGTTGGAATATGTTGATAAGGATTTCATCAATATGTATCAATATGCATTAAAGGTATACAACAATATATTAAGAGTTAGCACAGGTAATGCCTTTAAAATATGTAATCCAATAGGATTTAAAGAGAATGATGGCTACCCAGTGGAACTATTTTTAGAACTGTTTAAACAAGTGGTAATAGACGAGCAAAAACATAGTAGTTATGTGGATTATAAAATGATAGAGTATACTAGTTTAGCATTAAGAGACTTAAGAATAAGAGGAGCAAATAAACCATTAATATTCGATATATTTGTACTAAATATTAGAACTTTAAGGGGGAAATAATATGTTACCATTAAAAAATGATGCTAGGGAAATTAAGAAGTTTGCCAAACAATTTGCAGAGGCTTATAAAGATTGTTTTGCTTGGTATAGTGAAGAAAAATATGTTCGTGGGTTTGCTGCAAGACACTTTGAAACTGTATGTGCTATCAATGAAGATGAGAATGGGATCAAGATAAGCAAGAAAAATAAAAAATTATTTATAGATGAATTTAGTAAAATTACATTAAATAATATACTATATATGAAGGAACAACACAACATAAAGGAAAAACAGGACATTAAGAAACATGGGATAAAACGTAAAAAACAAAAGGGAGGAAAATAATATGTTTAATTTTATGGTTTTAATAGTTGCAATGAGTATAGTAATTGATTGGATAACACAAACAATAGGCGATAGGGATATTGATGGTATAAGTGCCATAGTAATTTCATTAGCTATATGGTATTTAATCCAAATAGTGGGAGGAATAAAATTATGTTAGGTTTATTAGACTTACAGGGGCAAATAAGGGAAGGTAATTTACTTCCCTTTTATATTTTTACTGGAGAAGAAATTGAGCTGCAAAATATATACTTAAAACAAATGGGTAATGTAGTGCGTATAGATAGAGTGGCTGACATATATAACAAAATAACAAGTAAACTAATAAGCGGTAAATTTGCAGTATATGTAGTTAGAGATGATATGGATTTTATTAAGAGTGAAAAAACGTGGGGCAGTATAAGTAATAAAATTAGAAATGCAATATTAGTAGTACAAGTTACAACACCGAATAAGTGTAAAAAATTTATAAAGGAATTAAATAATTGTGTAGTAGAATTCAATCATATGACAACAAAACAACTATTAAATGTGGTCAATATGGACTGTAGTGTAAGCAATAAACAATATTTTATAGAGGCGTGTAATAATGATTTGAATACAATAAATAATTATCTTGATATATTCAAGAGATCCGGAATAAAAGAACTGAATAAAAAGATAGTAGATGAGTATATACCAACAAAAGAAGAAGTAACTGTATTTCAACTAGCGGATGCCATAATGAAAAAAGATGAACAATTGACATTTAGATTATTAGACCAGTTATTGGAGGATAAAAATAATGCAATGGGTATTATATATGCCATATATTCTCAACTCCATAAATGTGTATTAGTAGAAGGATATAGAGGAGAAGAAGATATTGCTAAAATAACCGGTATTAATAGTTGGATATGTAATAATATACTACGTTATAACCGTATAGAGCCTGCTAAATTACTTACTGCACTACGATTAGTACAAAAGTATGATCAGGGAGTAAAGACAGGCAAATATGAAGGTGTAGTAGCTTGTTATAGTTTAATAATAGAAATTTTAAGTTATTGTTAGCAAAATGGTAAATTTTTCTATACTATATACAAGGAGATGATAGTAATGAAAATAAATAAAGAATTTGAAATTACTACTGACAAGGATAAAAATTATGTATTAATTCAAACTTATAAGACTAAGGTTGGCACCTATACAACAAAAGAAAGATATTATCCGACATTAGAGAAGGCATTAGTTGACTGTTTAAGATTAGGTATATTAGAGACAGAATTAAAAGATCTAAGAACAGTATTAGATACATTAAACAAGCTGGAAAAGGATATTAAGAAAAGTTTGAAGGAGGGGAAATAAATGACAAGACGTAAATGTAAAAAATGTAATGGTGATGTGGAATATTGTAAAATGGGTAGAGGAAGTTATAGTTTAATATTTTTACTAACAGGTGGTTGTATGATGTGGATACCGATACTTGGTTGGATAGCTGCTCCAATATGTTTTATATTAGCGGTATTTATGTTAATTATGCCAACTCACTACTTTGTTAGATGCGTTAGATGTGGTGATGTTGTAAATATAACAAAAGAAGAATATGAGGAGGTAACTAGATAATGTTTGGTGAAAAAGAGTTTAAAGTAACTTTAGTTAACAAAGAAGAGGTAGCACAATTTATAAAGAAACATGGTGAATTTGCTTGTGTGTGTTATGATACACCAAAAGAACAAGCGGAAAAAGTAGGATTACACTGTTTAAAGAGTGGGCATTTAAGTGGCAGTAGACATTTATATTTTGTATTTGACTTACAAAGAGTACCACGTTTCACGATAGATCAACTAGTAAGACATGAAGTAGGCGTAGTAAAAAATGTACAAAGTTTAAGATACGTTACAAAGGGTAAAATGGATGTATATGCTGCACCCGACATAATAAAGGACCCATTACTAGTTAGGGACCATTATATGAGTGAAGAATATGCTGCAACTAGTTATCAGTTGACAGTCGAAAGGATGAGACAAAAGGGTATTAGTAAAGAGCGTGCAAACGAGATAGCAAGAACTTTTGTACCAATTGGAGTAGCGAGTGCTTGTAGCTTTGCAGTAAACATAGAAGGTCTTATACATTTAGCAAATGTAAGATTATGTAATAGAGCTGAATTACCGATACACTATTTAACACAACAAATGATAAAAGAAGTAATTGCAGTTGAGCCAAGATATGAAGAATTATTAGTTCCACAATGTAAAAAATTAGGGTACTGCCCAGAATTGAAAGGGTGTGGATTATATGAGCCGAAGAAAAAATAAAAGTGATAGAGAATTAATAGCTGACCTAACAGATAGAGTAAAATTATTTTGTGATAGTATGTATGACGGAAAAACTAGGGGATGTAAAGATTGTCCCCTAACACAATATGAAACTGCGGACTGTAGGTTAGCTTATATGCAGTATATATTAAGTAAAGGAGGATCAGATAATGAGTAAAAATACAATTATTGCTGACGTAGTAACAATGGGAGGAATAACTGCTTGTACTATTATAGCTGGATTTTCATTACCTGTTAGCTTAGGAATTATTGTAGCAACTGCATTAGGTTGTGGTTATTTAACATATAAGGAGGAAAAATAATTGGATGAATATTATTACACTAATGAACAAATAGAAAGCAGGGTCTTAGCACCCTGCAATATTGAAAGGTTAAAAGAGCATAGACAATGTGAGTTTTGCCACTTATGCTTTGACTGCATTGTATATAAGGATAGAAATAAAATAAATTTATGTGAGTTTTTAGATAACTATTTAAAGGAGGAAAAATAATATGGAAATAAAAAAGAAGAATTACCCTAAAGGGAATTTGGCTACTAGTGGAGATATAATTATAGATGGAGATAGTTATTTGCTAATTGGTTGGGATTATGTTAAGCAAAAAGCCATTACTATAGATTTAAGTGAAACTACTAATAATGTACGAATATATAATAGTGGTGATGAGATTAGAGATAAGTATAAAAATAATAGAATTATAAAAGCGTGTAATATAGTATTAAGTTTTAATGAATAGTTTAAAGGAGGTAAATAGTATGGAATATAAAATAGGTGATTTAGTTAAAATAAGAGAGAGTATACAAGCGGGTGAAAAATATGGACAGTGTGATGTTACAGAACCAATGTTAAAATTTAGAGGAATAGTGGGTGCCATAAAAAGTATAGATAGTGATGGTGATTTTTATTTAGATATTGATAATAATCATTTTGCATGGAATAAAGATATGGTAGAACCGGTACTACCAGTAAAACAAACTAAAATGAATAGATTGGATATATACCAATATATACTTAACAACTTAGAAGAAACTTATAAAAATAAAAATAATGATTATGGAAATAGCGTTGCTGATACTTATGAAAAATTCGGTGATATATCATTCTTAGTAAGAATTACAGATAAATATAATAGATTAATGACATTATGTAATCCAAATGCTCCAGAGCAAAAAGTAAAGGACGAGAAGATTGATGACACTATATTAGATTTAGCTAATTATTGTTTACTATGGTTAGTGGAAAGAGAATATAAAAACCAATAAGGAGATGATAGTATGGCAAATGAGGTATATGAAAGATTGAATAAGTTAACAATGGATGAATTAATCAAGGTAATGACCATATTAAAAGATAATAAAGTAGATTGCTCACTACGTACAGTAACAGTAAATAATGATACTGCTCATGTAAAATTTATGTTGGTAGTAGATGATGTGAACTTACTTATAGATACACTTGATAGCTTAGACTTATAGAGAATACAGTCCCACATAAAAAATGTGGGATTTTTTTTTATTTTTTTTTCTGAAAACACTTGATTAATTATATAAGTAGATGTATAATTATGTTAATAAAAGATAAGAAAAAAGAAAAGGAAGGTAGATATTATGTTAAAGATAAACCAAATAGAAGGAAAAATATTTAAAGTAGAAGCTCAAATAAGAGAAGCTAAAAAACAAGAAAACATGAAAGTATTAGAAAGTTTAAGATTAGAAAGTGCTCAATTGAGACAACAACTTGAAGATAGAAGAAGAAGTATTTGGGAAACAAATAAATAGAGCTACTAAATAAGTAGCTCCCTATAAAGGGGTTGGGGGATATGTTAGATATAAAGTTTGGCAAAATGGAATTGTTGCACAGTTACCAAAAGCACGGACTTAACAAAACTAAAATATTAGAAGCATTAGAAACTGGTATAAAAGATGTAGTACCAGGTAAACAAAGTCATAAATTAATATACACAATGAATTATACTACAATAGTAGTAGACAAGAATAATAAGTTCTTAACTGCTTACAAAACTAGTAAGCAACAATATAATACTAAAAAAATAAAAGGTTTAAATGGAGGTAAATAAGATGATGAAAAAATTAATGAGTTTAGGTTTAGTTGGTATTTTAAGTGCAAGTTTAATGGTTGGTTGTAGTAGCAATGACAGTAAAGATGATGACACTGTAACAATTAAATATGTGGATGAAAATGGTAATGTTAAACAAGAAACTGTAACTAAAGAGAGAGCAAAACAAATAGAAGAACAACAAAAGGATCAATCTAATGACACTACTAAAAAAGAACAACCTAAAAAACAAACTAAAGATGATCAAGACGATATGACCGAAGATGAAATGTATGAAAAGGGATTAATTAAAAAACATGGTGGACATTTAGAAGAAGAAGCTAAAGAACAAGAGAAAAAACATGAACAAGAAGATCAAGAACAACAAGGTAAATATCCTATTTGCTATGATGAAGATGGCACACAAATAAATGATGAATATGGTAACTATACACCTGAATATGAACAAAAGAAACAAGAAGAATGGAATAGACATGAAAATTATGACGACGACGAAGATTACCCTAATAAGGACGTACATGATAGCTGCATAGACCCTGAAGATACATGTAATACAGATAACGACGTTGAAGAATCACCAAGTGAACCAGTAGAAAATAATTAAATATGTACTTAGTAAATACAACATTATTTCTATACTATATATAAGTAAATAAATGAAGGAAATAACGGGAGGTACAAATATATGATTAAAGTTAAAAGTAAATTAAAACCAGTTAATGGAAAGGTTCAAGCATTTGTAAAAATGAAAGTAACACCTCATCAAGAACCATTAATATCACAATATGAATTAGTAGCCCTATTAATGGGCTACAGGGATGTAGTCTTAAAAGACTATACAGACTTTGCAGCAGTACAACACATTAAAGAAGCAGTAGAAGTAATGGAGAAGGAACTAAATAGTAAGGGGGCTAAATAATGAAATATTGTGTAAGAGTTAGAAATAAGAAGAATGATATGAATTGTGTTATATATCATAACGCTACAGTGGAGAACTTAAAATACATATTATTAAGTTTAGAAAATTTAGATACCAATAAATATTATGTAGAAGTTAAAAATGAGGAGGAGAAATAATATGATTAAAATAACAGTGGATACTAAAGATGGAGTACAAATAGTGAATAAGGGAGCATTAGTAAAAGGTGAACTACAAGATTTATTATTTGAACTAACTGCATTACAATCTACAGTAATAAATGCTATTGTAGAGAAATATAAAAATGAATTAAGCCCGGGTGTGAATACATTAAATGCTAAGTTTGACATGATAGACACAATAGCTCAAACAACAAAAGTAGCTGTAGAATGTGATCATAAATATACTGACGATACAACAACTACAGTACAACATATAAAACCACCACAAGAGGAGCCAAAAGTGGCGGCGGAAGAAATAACTGTAAATGATATTATAAAAGGAGGATTAGGAATAGATATGGATAAATTAACATGGGAAATATATGCAACAAATGAATTAATAGAAAAATGGTGGCCAGTAATGAATGATCATATAATGACACAAGAAGAAATGAAACAACTACAAAAAGAAGCAAAACAAGTAGGAATAGATATGGACAATTTACTTAATGCTATGATAGATAAATATGAAAAGATGGAGGATAAATAATAAGAAATACAACTAAATAACAACCAAATAGAGCAGTTAATAGTACATTAATTGCTCTTTTTTAATACTTATAACACAATAAACCTATATAATTAAGTCCTAAATAAGTTTTAATTGTATCAAAATAAGGCATAAAATAGCAATTCTTACATTAATAATTACTAAGAATAACTAATATAAATTTGTGATAGGAGGATGGTCCAAATGAAAAAAGTATTTGCTAAGAAATATATGGTAGTATTCCAAAGAGAGGAACATGATGAATTTGTAGTATATAATACGAAGAAGGAGTGGGATGAAGGACATACACACATACACAGTTATAAACAAGCAATGTACTTAGTTGATTGCATAATAAACAATAAGGTACCAAAGAAAGTAAACAAGTACTTTTTAGTAAGCCTTGTAAGATTGAGTAATAGTAAGAAATATAAAGAGCAAATACAAAGGAGAATTGATGGGGAGGTAGAGATAAAACATTACCATAATACTCCCAAGCATTTTAGAAAGTAGGTGATTAGATGGCAAGAAAAGCAAAACTAACAGGAGATGAGATTGACCAATTATTCTTAGACTATTGTGCTAATATGACTCATAAACAGTTATGTGATAAGTGGAATATTAGTAACAGTACATTAACAAAGTTAATACATAGTGAAGGTTGGGCGGAAAAAAGGAAAGCTACAAAACAACTAGCACTAGATAAATGCCAAGCAGTATATGTAGACGCTAATAAAGAATTAGTAGATAGATATTACCAAGCAGGATATAAGCTACTATGTTTATGGGAGCAATCAATGGCAAAGAATAGTAGCAGCATCCTGGATAGAGAAGGTAAGATATCTCACTTTAAATTAGCTCAAGCTATACAGAATATGGTAGCTATTAAGACATTCCTAGATGAATGTACTGGTACTATTCCATTTAAAGAAGCAATGGAATTAAAAATGAAATATGAACAAATGGAACTTAAAAAAGCTATTGCAGGACTTGGTGGTGATGAAAGCGTACAAGACGACTTTGTGGCAATATTAGCAGACTCTTTAAAACGTATCAATGAAGGTGATGACTATGAGCAAGATTAATAAGGTAGTACCATTTGGATGGAAACCATTTAGCTCAAAACAAATACAAGTATTATCTTGGTGGTTGGACCCTAAGTATAAAAATAATACTGCATTGATATGTGATGGAGCAGTACGTAGTGGTAAAACAGTTTGTATGAGTTTTAGTTATATTAACTGGGCCACAGAGAGATATAATGGTATGAACTTTGCACTGTGTGGTAAGACAATAGCCTCTTGTAGACGTAATGTTGTACAACCATTAAAACAGATGCTGCTAAGTAGAGGCTACATGGTGCATGACAATAGAAGTGAGAACCTATTAACTATTAGTAGAACATGGAAAACAAAGAATGGCAATATTAGAAAAGCAATAAACTACTTTTATATATTCGGTGGAAAGGATGAGAGTTCACAAGACCTAATACAGGGGATAACATTAGCAGGAGTATTCTTTGATGAGGTAGCTTTAATGCCACAATCATTTGTAAATCAAGCTACTGCTCGTTGTTCTGTAACAGGAGCTAAGTTCTGGTTTAACTGTAACCCTGATAGTCCTTTCCACTGGTTTAATCAGGAGTGGATCCAGAAGTGCGAACAAAGAAAGGCCTTACATATACACTTCACAATGGAAGATAATTTAAGTCTAAGCCAAGAGGTAATAGAGAGATATAAATCAATGTATAGTGGTGTATTCTACAAACGATTTATATTAGGATTATGGGTAATGGCAGATGGAGTTATATATCCAATGTTTGATCCAGATAGACATGCTAAAGAGTTAAGCCTTAACTGGACAAGAATATTTATTAGTGCTGACTTCGGGATACAAAATGCCACTACTTTTGGTATATTTGGTTACTATGCTCCTACAAAGAGATATCACCAAATAGCAAGTTATTATCATAATGGTAGAAAAGAAGGACAAAAGACTGTTGCGGAGTACGTGACAGATTTAATTGCATTTATACAGGAAAATAATGTAATGCCAGAATACATAACAGTTGACCCTAGTGCAGCTCCGTTAATAGTGGAGCTAAAGAAGAATAAGTTTTTCCAAAGACATCATATAAAAGTAGTTCCAGCTAAGAATAATGTGGAACTAGGAATACAACTAGTAAGTTATTTATTGAATCAAGATAAGTTTACATTAGATCCAAGTTGTAAAAGTGATATAGAGGAATTTGGGTCCTATTGTTGGGACGAAGATAAACTGGACAAAGGCGTGGAAGAAATATTAAAAATGAATGACCATGCCATGGATAAAATACGTTATGCAGTAATGACAGATAGTATTAATTACAGAACATTAGATGATGCACTTAAAGTACTTTCAGGTAAAGGTGCAATATATTAAAAGGAGGTAAATAAAAATGAGTTTGTATAACAGTATAGATAGAGCATTAGTAGGACTATACAGTACAGATAGAAGATTCTTAGAAGAATTACAACAGGTTAAATCGTACTACGAGTTCTACGAAGGTAGACCTGAACAATTAGAAGATGATTTAGAAGATTCAACTGGCCAACTATGGGCAGTAAAAGACAGAGATTATAGACCAACAAGAGAGATAAGAAACTTAACAAAGAAGCTACTTAAAAAACAAGGAAGATTTATGACTAGTGTTCCACCTACAATAGTAGTAAAGAGCATAGATGGCACTGATCCAACGTTGGTGGATGATAAACGAATTGCCTATGAAAAAATATTAGATGATGGAAAGTTTTGGAATAAGTTTAGTAAAGCATTTATGGATTGTGTTATTGGTAAACGTGTATTATTAGCATTAATGTTAGATGTAGATGATTATGGCAATCCAATAGACAATGCCCCAATTAAATTTAGATTTTACACAATGCCAGAGTTCTTATATGAATATGACCCAAATGACTGTGATAAGTTAATCAAAGTGCAAATAGCTTACCAAGATGAGAGCACAGTAGGTAAACTACAAAATGAGCAAAGATGGCATAAATGGATATATGAAATGAGAGGCGAAGAATGTTGGTGTACATACATGGTAGTAGATGGTACTAACACAATAGCCTATGCAGAAGTACCAAATATACTAAATAGTAGTATTGCAGGAGAACAACAAGATGAACAACAAATGCAACAAGTGGAAATACGTAGTGAGTGGAATACTGGATTAAGCTGCATACCATGTACAGTTATATTTAATGATGGACTTACAGGAGATATTAGAGGACGTAGTGATGTAAAAGACTTAATGGATATGCAAATGGACTATAATAAAACTATTAGTGATTATAGAGACAGTTTAAGATTTGCAATGTTTGACCAAACGGCCTTCATAGATGCTGACAGTGCTTCTATTGAAGGAATAGTAGTGGCACCTGGGTCAATATTAGATATTAAAACAGATACATCTTTAGGAATGGGTAGTGCAAATGGTAGTTATAAACAAGCATCTATACAAAAGGTCGGTAGCGAGTTCACCTTCCAAGGTGCAGCAGATGCTTATCTTGAGAGATTGAAAAAAGATATGTACGAATGTATGGAACAACCACTACCAGAATCACTAGTTAATGTAGCAAGTGGTAAAGCGTTACGTATGTTATATGATGACCTTATTACACGTTGTGAAGAAAAATGGTCCGCATGGGATGAAGCTATTCTATGGATGCTAAAATTAATTGAGGAAATCGTATTAAAGAGTAATTTATATCCAGATGACCCTTCTATCAATCAAGCTATGCAGTACAAAGTAAGTTTAGATTTAACTCATAACTATCCAATTCCAGATGATGAGATTGATACTAAGACAATAGCAATAAAAGAAGTAGAAGCCAATGTACGTAGTAAACAAAGTTATATTAGAGAGTTTGGTAGTGCTGAGGAAGCTGATAAAGAATTTGATGAGATACTAGATGAGATGGATAAAGTTAATATGACACAAAATAGTATGGCTGATTTAAACGGATCAATTAGCAAAACTGAATAATTTTCTATACTATATATAGAATAAAAAATTTGGGAGGTTGATTGATATGAGTAAACAAGGTGGATGGACTAAAGGACGTAAAGGGGAAAAACAACTGAAATTTAAAGCTAAATGTGATAAATGTGGAAGAGAATTTTATCCTAGAGAAAAAGAATTAGCTATATTAAAAGGATGTATAATTATTAGAGGGTTTGAATGTAGATGTGGTAAACAGTATGTAACTGTAGTAACTGATAATCAACTACGTAGAGAGATGGCACAACTACAAGATCTCTTAGAAACTTTTACAAAGATCCAATATAAAAATAGATATGATGTAAATGAACAAATTAAAATACGTGGATTTGTACCACAAGAGATACAAGATAGAGTAAATAAGAAGGAAAAAGATTATATGGACACAATAACAGAGCTTAGACGTGATATAGCTAAGAGAGGTAAAGAATTAAAAGAAAAATATAAAAATTATATAGACTAAGTGTTGACACTTAATAAAAATGGTACTATAATTTATAGGTTAAGGACAATTAAAAAGTGTGAAAAAATGAGAGAGGTTAATAAACCTCTCTTTTTTATACAATAATTGTTGCATATTAACCTCCCATATACTATAATTATGTTAAAAGATATATAATTATTATGAGGGGGGTTTTATATATGTTAAACATAGATTATGATGCTATTAAAAAACAAACACAGGAATTGTTTGAAAAGGATAAAGGTAATTATATTGAGGGAACTGATATGGAAAAAGTATATAAAGACTGGGAATATCAAGTTATGAGTGATTATTTTGAGGACTTATTTGAAAAATTATTTGAGAAACCAAGAAATAAACAATTAGCGGCTGCTCGAAGATATCATTTTGACCATAAACGTCCTGCTCGTATTGATTTTCCACAAGATGGATATTGGTTATATCGTTGGAGTAATAGTAATAACGAGATAATATATGTTGGATGTACTGAAAATTTATATAGAAGAACCAAAGACCATATTAGAGATAATACTAAAATAAAAGAGGCTATGAAATTTGAATGCTTAGACTTAAGTAATATGGTTACTAGTAGAACTGAGTTGGAATGGATAGAAACTTATTTTATAAATAAATTTCATGCTAAATATAATGTAAAAGATAATGCACAAAGTTTTAACCCACCACCTATAGCACTATATGACCAATTGGAATGGACTGATATTACTACAAAAGTTAATAACTTAAAACAAGGTAAACATATAATTAAAAGTAATAAAATTGCCGATGATATAGCCATTTATGTAAAGAACCATCCAGTAACAGTTCAATTACCATGTACGTTGGATGAATTATATAAGTATGATGATATATATCAACTAGGTTTGGAAATAATGGTTGAAAGTTGTGAAGATTTTAATATTAATTTTAAGGAGAGTTAATAACCTCTCCTTTTTTTATACAATAAATTATATAGGAGGTGGAGGTATGGCAAAGACAAAGTTTAGCATGGATAGAACAGAAGATGAGTTAAATGATAATCAGAAGGAGTATCTAAAGACACTAAATGATCAATTAAGAAATAAACCAAGGGAACTAACTAAAAAGCAACAACAACAGATAATACAAGTTTATAAAAAGGCTTATATGGATACAATTAATCGAGGAATAAAAAATGCTTATGGGGATAGTAAGGCAGTAAAGAACTTAACCGCTGCATATAGCCAACAGATATATGATGAGTTATTAAAAGTAGTTATGAAATATGATAGTGCAGTTGCTAATGATTTAGCTAATATAAATAAACAAATGATGAAGCTATTAATGGGAGATGGTTATAAACAAATAAAAGACCAAGTGGATGCTTTAGTGAACATAGTTAATGCGGATACTGTGGAACAGATAGTGCAGGGTAAGTTATATGAAAAAGGTAAAGGACTAGATAAAACGTTGTGGAATGCTGCTAGTAAAAGTGGTGAAAAGATAGAAGATGCAGTAGCTAGTTGTACTGCTGAAGGTATGGGAGCCGCTGAGATGGCTGAGAACTTAAAACAGTTTGCTATGGGTGGCCATCATACATGGAGTAGAAATAAGATAAGAGAAAAACTAGGTAGTGGATATGCAAGAAAATATAGTGGTGGATTAGACTATGAGTCACTAAGATTAGCACGTACTACAATAACCCATCAAGCACAAGTGGAAACTATAAATACTAAAAGGGTTAATCCTTATATGGGCGGAGTACAATGGCATAGCAACCACGAAGCGGGCAGAACTTGTGCTTTATGCAACGAACTGGATGGCCGTGTATATATAATAGACAAGGAAGATGTACCACTTGACCATCCAAATGGAGCGTGTTGGCTAGAGCCTGTATGGATGATTAATGGTAAGAAAGCAACACCAGAGGAAATAGCTAAAGATATGAAAGCATGGGCCAATGGTGAACCTAATAGTGGTGCAATGGACAAAATACCTGAGTATAAAGGACTAGGAGGACGTAAGCAACCAGTTGAACCAGTTAAACCAATTAAACCGGTTAAGAAAACAGTTAAGCCAGCAACTCCTAAAAAACAAACTGTTAAGAAACAAACTATCGAGAAACAAACTCCTACTGCTGCGTTTAATAAACTTACAGAACAACAATTGCAAGAGTATAAAGATGCCTTCTTAAAACATGGTATGAAAAAACGTGCTGACGTTAAATACTTGAAGGAAGCTGCAGAAGCTATGTTAAATGATTTCCCTGCTCACTTCCAACAAGCGTATTATCGAATGAGTAAGGGAATAAAGGGATTCTGGGAAACAAGTAAAGATGAGGCATATTACACTAATGGTAGTAAAATAATAAGCATGAACTGTAATAAAGAACTTAAAAACGTGGAAAAATATAAATATTATAAATTTGCGGTTTGGTTCCATGAAACAGGCCATGCTATGGATAACTTACTTACCTTAGACAGTAATGGAAGAACTACTGGTAGATTAAGCTACGATAAGGAATTCCAACAAGCATTAATTAATGATTATGCTGCAATTAAAAAGAAATTAGTAAAACAGAAATATCCTGACATGAGCGATGCAGAAATAGCGCGTACATTTACCGACGAAAAATCATATGCTAAGTTATTTTACAGTGATTTAGCTAAAAACCATAAGACAAAAGGAATACAAGACGTTATAGACGGTTTATCTAATAGTGATTGTAGAGTTATGTGGGGACATGGTAAAAAATATTGGAATAGAAGTGGCACAGAGGAAGGTAGAATGAATGAAATCGCATCTGAGGCATGGGCAAATATATGTGAGGCTCATGGTGATAAAGAAACTTTAGAATATGTAAATAAATATTTCCCGACTGCGACTAAAAGATTAAATGAAATAATAAAAAACAAATTAAAGGAGCTGAAATAAATGGTGGATAAATATAGAGAATTAGATGAGAAATATTATGAGATGTTTGATGATTATTTTCCAAGTTTTCAACTAGGACCTGATGAAGACAAAATACAACAGTGTATTGATGCCGGAAAGGATGCATATGAATTATTTAATTTAAAAGAAGATGTTAATTATTAGTTAGTAAATCAGTAAGTTTTTCTATACTATATATGTAAGGAGTTGATAAGAATGAGAGAAAAATTACAAAACTATTTAGACAAGTTTGAACAACACTTTCCATTAATGGATGTAGAAGGACTTACTGAACAAGAGATAATAGACATAATAGATAGATGCATAACTAGTAATAAAACTTATGGAGAGATATTTTATAAATAGGGAGGGATTTGTATGGTAATACCTGAAGAAGTAAGAGTTGGAAGTGTATATTATAAAGTGGAATTAGTTGATAAACCAATAATATTGAATGGTAGACAATGTTTAGGATTATGTGATAAGTATACTCACGAGATACAATTGGATCCGTCACTACAAGATGACCAAAGTTTAATACAAACATTTTACCACGAATTAGCTCACGCAATGATGTTTGAGCGTGGAATAGATTTACAATTATTAGGACTAAGCTATGATGACTATGAGAATGTTATAGATGGTATAGGGATAATGATGCACCAGGTATTACTAGATAATCCCGATTTAACATTAACACCAGAGGAATTTGATGCGAAATATCCTCCAGAGGAAGAAGATAAAGAGACAACTAAATAGATAATAGAGCACTCAACCTAACAGTTGGGTGTTTTTTATTGTCTATTTTTAGTTAATATTTTTTCGTAAAAATTAATATATAGATATGACAAAGGTTCTTGGTTATCCATAAAACCTCGTATTAATGATGTTTTCTTTGTTTTCCCAAAACAATGTATATAATCGTCGATGGACGTTAAACTGGAGGTAAGTATGGCAAAAAGAAAATTAAGAGAATTTTTAGCAGGACTTGATAATGCTGCTGAGGTAGAATTAGCTATAACAAAAGCCCTAGAGGAACAGGGATGTAAAGTATTAATAGATGATGGTAAGGATAATAAATATGTACCTAAAAACCGTTTAGATTCTAAGATAGCGGAGTTAGCAGAGGCTAACGAGGAAATAGATACCTTACAAAAGCAAGTAAAAAATCCTACTGAGGCGGAAAAACAAGTAAAAGCTCTACAAGATAAAATTGCCGGCATGGAGGAAGCTGCTAAAAAAGAAAAACTAACAACTGCCATAAATAAGGAATTAGCGGAAGCTAAACCAAAAGATGTAAACGACTTATTGAAATTCTTAGATATGGAAAAAGTCGTATTAAAAGATGATGGTACTGTTGATGGATTAACAGACCAGTTAGCTACATTACAAAAGGACAAGGCCTACCTATTCGATAATGTAGAAACACAATCACAACCTAACAAGGGTTTTTTAAATCTTGGTTCTCCTGGAAAACCAAGTAATCTAAATGCCTTTGGTAGTAAAACTACACACGAAGGCGACTTTGGTTCACTATTAGGAAAACAATGTAGTGAACAAGCACAACAAGTTGATAGTAATTATTTTTTTAATAACAACGATAAATAATAATTAGGAGGTGGCATTTATGCCAAAATTAAGAAGTAAGAAAATATTAGCACCTGAAAAAGAGATATTAGCATTTCCTGACCATTATGTAAATTTACCAGGAACAATAACTTATGCTAACTTAAAAACAATGGCAGTGGCTGATGATGATTTTGAGGGAGCAAAAACACTTAAAAAAGGTACAGTAGTAGCATTCGATGAAGATGGAAATGTAACTGCAGCTGCTGCTGGATCATCAACTGCGGCTGCTACTGGAAATGGTATAGTATTTAATACTATAAAATTAGACGATTTTGATGAAACTGACGTGGCTATAAACGTGGCAGTATTAGTACACGGTTTCGTAAGAAAAGATAGACTAGTTGGAGCTGATAACTTAGACACTAAAAATACTTTAATCCACGTGGTAAATAAATAGGAGGTGTAGGATAATGGCAAACGTAAATTTATTTGATTATATAAACGCAAAAGAAATAGCTGCATATGTAAAAGAAAACCCAATAAACAAAGAACCATACTTCGCTGAAACTTTATTCCCTTCAAGAACTAGTATGGGAACTGATATAAGCTGGTTAAAAGGTGCTAATGGACTTCCAGTAGCATTACAACCAAGTGACTACGACGTTAAGGCTCGTATGAGAGAAAAAGAAGGATTCGAAGCAGTTGCTACTGAAATGGCATTCTTTAGAGAAGCTATGAGAATTGGTGAAAAAGATAGACAACAATTAAACTTATTATTAGCTCATCCTGATAATACTGTAGCATTACCATTAATAAGAAAAATATTTGATGAAGCTGCTAGATTAATAGAAGGTGCTAGAGTTCAAGCTGAAATAATGAGATGTCAATTAATGACAACTGGTAAAATAGATGTTGCTAGTGCAGATGGTAGAGCTCATTATGTATATGATTATGGTATGACAAACTTATACAAAGCTATTAGAGCTGAATGGCAACCAGCTGCTAAAGCTACTGCTGATCCAGTTAGGGACTTAATTGATATATGTGATGATATGGAACTTAAAACAGGAATAAGACCTTCAAGAGCAGTAATGAATAGAAACACATTCTTAAATATGATAAATTGCGATACAGTTCAAAAAATGATGTATCCAGATGATTCTACAATGCATTACTTTGTAAGTGAACAACAAAAGAAAGCATTTATAGAACAAGTAACTGGTGTATCAATTTATGTATATAGTAAAAAATTTGGTAAATTAGACCACGCAACTGGTTTAGCAAGTGCTACAAAACAGGAAGTATTAATACCAGATAATAAAGTGGTATTAATGCCAGCTGGAAACTTAGGTAATACTGTTTATGGTACAACACCAGAAGCTTCCGACCTTATGTCAGGTACAGATGCACAAGTTGCACAAGCTGCTTATGGTACTACTGTTACTACATTTAAAGAAAAACATCCAGTACAAGTTGTTACTGTTGTATCTTGTGTTATGATACCTTCATTTGAAGCAATAGACAATTGTGCAGTAATAGATGTAGCTCACAAAGGTGCTATAGGCGAATAATTAAATAGCTCATTGTATTCCCTTATATATACAGGTTAGGCGAGGCTAACACGGCTTAGCCTAACCAATTTTTTTATAGGAGGTGGTTACATGGTAGACGTTGATACTTTAAAGGTTTTAATATTAGAGGACCAGTATCCTACTTTTACAGATGACCAACTAGAAGAAATGGCTAAAATATATGACAACATTTACCAACTAGCTTATGTATGTTGTTTAGCGAAAGCAAGTGCAGATGAAATTACCATAGGTGCTATAACAATAAAAAACAGTGCTGATATGTGGAATAATATGGCTGCAATGTTTTTAGAGCAATATAATACAGACTCCGGCAATAGTAAAAAAGTAACCTCCCTAACAGGAAAGGTGCCACGTAGAGTAGATGAGCAATAGACAGTCTATCCAAGCCGGGGTAATTAAAAAAGTACAGAATGCCATAAATAATTATGGTTATCAAGTACCAATATATAGGGATATATACCAAGTGGATGCAATGGGTTGTAAAATACTAAAGGAAGAAATGTCTTATATACAAGACTTACAATGTGTAATAGATAATAGTTCCAGTAGCAGAAGTAAGAGCATAACTAATAATAACCAAGGTATTATAAAAGGTTATTCCTATGCTACCTTATATGCTACATATGAGGAAGACTTCCCACTACAGGAAGATGACTTCATAGTTTATGAAGATACTTATTACAAGGTGATAGAAATAAGCGATGTAGTACATTATAATCTACTATACCAAGTTTCATTGGAAAGGGTTGATTTAGATGGCGAATACAATAACATTTGACACTAAAGAATTTAATGATAAAATAAAAACTTTCAATAAAACTATGCAGGCGGAATTAAAAGTAGTAGGTAGTACTATTAGTAAGAATATGCAAACTTACGCTAAGGCTAACCATCCTTGGACTAATAGAACTAAATCAGCACAGAATAAGTTAAAAGGTAAATATAAAGTAACTGAGAATGATTTAGATATTAGCATTGCACATGGCGTGGACTATGGGTACTACTTAGAAACAAGAAAGGACTTTAATGATAAATACAAAATATTAGAGGAAGCAAGGAACAGTGAGGTCGATAACTTTAAAGGTATGATACAAAACTTGTTTTAAAGGAGGGTTAAAAAATGAGTGCGAGACTTAATATATATAATGT